GAAGATAAGAAGACATTATCAATTGTAAGAAAAACATTACCATCACTTAAGAACTCTGTATTAAAAGATTTGGTTCAAGTGTTAGAAATGTTTGGACTATATGACCCAACAAAGTTTCATAAACAGGAGGGTTACTACCAGTTGGGGACAAACATAATCAATTGGTTTTCTGTTGACGAACCACAAAAACTACGTGGTTCTAAAAGGGATTATTTATACGCGAACGAAGCGAACGAACTTAACATTGAAGATTGGAATCAGTTAATCTTCAGAACAACAGATAAAGTTATTGTAGATTTAAATCCAAGTGAATTATCCTGTTGGGTATATGACTTAGAAAAAAGACCTGATTGTTATTACTTCAAAACTAACTACAAAGATAATCCATTTATTCCACAAAACATCATAGATGAATTAGAATCTTTGAAGGATAAAGACCATAACCTTTATAGGATTTATACCTTAGGAGAACGTGGATTTGCAACGACACTGGTATTCAACACTTGGAATACAATAGAAAGAATACCTGATGGTGTTAAACTACTTGGATACGGAGTGGATTTTGGATACAATGACCCTTCAACTGTAGTTGGAGTATATCACGATAACGATACACTATTCTTCAAGGAACTATTATATTCAAGGGGACTGACAACACAGGATTTAATAACCAAGATGGAACAACTGACAATAGACAAGACAGATTCATTTTGGTGTGATTCTTCACAACCCCAAACTATTGAAGAATTAAAACGTAGTAAGTTCAACGTAAAACCAGTAAACAAGAAAAGTATATTACACGGAATTGATTTAATCAAAAGACATAAAGTGTTTATTACAACTGATTCAACAAATACATTAGAAGAATTCCAATCCTATAAATGGAAGATTAATAAGGACGGACAAATGTTAGATACCCCTGAAGACAGGGACAACCATAGTATTGATAGTATCCGCTATGTATTAGAATCCACAATAGGAAATAAAAAACCAAAATTTACCATAATATGATACAAGTAAAATTAGATGATAGAACCATAGATGTTAATCCCGATTTAACGATTGAGAAATATCAGAAGATACAAAAAAACCCAATTAAGTATAACAACCCCAATGAGGTATTATCGTTATATTTGGATATTGATATAGATGAACTTAAGGACTTACCAAGAGACCAAGTTAAGTTTGTAGAAAACTACATAACAGAACAAATCGTATCAAATGATAAACAACAGATTCACGTAACATTTGAACACGATGGTGTGTTATATGGAATGGAGAATGATTGGAAAAATATCAAATGGGGTCAATGGGTAGATATGGAAATATTTTCACAACCTGATAACATCAATGATAGTATCCATATGTTAATGTCTTTGTTATTTAGACCTGTAATTAGTCAGAAGGGGACTAAGTATACCATTGAACCTTACAAGTCATCAGAGGTCATTAAACGTGGGGAAATAATGAAACAAGTTCCTGTTAAGTATTGGTTTGGATGTTCCACTTTTTTTTTGCATATAAGTCATCAATTAGTAGAAAATATAAAGAATTCTTTGGAAACGAAGAACAGGTTGAAACAGATATTGAATCCGATACTGAAGAAACTACCACGATTCCTCCATCCGAAGCTACTGCGAGATTCTATTTCCAATTGACATATCAATTAGCTAAAGAGGATTTAACTAAGTTCCATCAAATAGAAGATATGAGTGTGTATTTATGTTTGAATACTGCATCGTTAATTAAGGATAAAATTATTAGTGAACAGAACGAAATGAAAAAAATAAAAAATGAAATGAAATCAAACCGATGAATCAATATGTAAGTTTCCATACGGTGTTGGATTTAATAGAAAAATTCCAACAAGAATCACCAATATTAAACACTTATGGTTATGGTAATCTGGTTGATTTTACAAGAACAATTAGTGGTGATACACAAAATACACCAGTAAGATATCCTTATTTATTTGCAGTCCCAATGACTGTTGAATACTCTGAAAACACAACTATCTATCAAGTTAGTTTAATCTTCACGGATATTATCAATACGGACTATATGAATGAAAAAGACATCATTAGTGATATGTCTTTACAAGCACGTAGATTCTTGTCTTATGTAAAAAGAGGAATACAAACATTCCCTGAGTTGTATGATAACTTTGATATTGAATTACCCGTTCAAGCGATACCCTTTATGGAACGTATGGGAGACCACGTAGCGGGGGTCGCAATGGATGTTAACTTAATCGTATTTGAAGACATCAATGCGTGTGATTATTATAGTGATTATACATCAGTTTATAGTCAGGTATTAACTTTTACAGGAACACCAAACTATAATTCAATTCAATATCAATGTAGTGGAACAACCGTTGAAGCTTGTTACAGTATAGAAAATCAAAACACTATGGTTGATTTAGTTGATTTATTTAACTCACCACCACCAGACCCACTACCTGGTTCTTGTGATAATCCAACATTTTGTTATTGTTGGACTGACTATGGAACTTATTATGATAATGGTGATGGAAGAATTAGATGTGAGATGCCTACAACCCTATACAACACCCTATGTCCAAGTGGTGTATTAACATTGAACGTTATTAACGATTAACAATGGATGAAGAAACTATCAAATCCTTAATACTTGACTTGGTTAAAAACTCGGTTCAAAGTGAATTACGTGTTGTTAGACCTTCACGTGGATATGATGGTAGATTCAAACCAGTAGGTGGTAGTGGTCTTACAAAGATAAGTGATAGAATCAATACAGGAACATTGTATAATTCAATTAATGTTTATTATCAATCTGACCTTGCGGATGGAAACTTGGAGATGGTTGTAGATTTCGGTGAAGCGGAATATGGATATTGGGTTAACTTTGGACGTAGAGGTAGATTACAGGGGGCTAAATACCCACCACTATCTGTTATTTCCCAATGGGCAAGACAACGTAAAGTAGGTCAGTTCAGAGACAAACAGGGTAGATTCGTATCAAACAGAACAAGGGATTTCTTATTACAACGTTCAATCGGGGAATACGGAATCTACAGAACAGATTTTGTTAATAAAGGTATTAACAAAGTTTTAGATAATGTTATTTATTACTTGGGTGTTTATGCACAAGAATTCTTAACACAACTATTAGCAGATAATAAAATAATAATTAAAGTAGGAGTAGGTTCAAGACCGATATAATATGAGTTTAACATTCACAAATACACCAACAGATTTTCAACCTGTATTATCAGACGGGTTGTTTTTCACCGTATCAGCAGATACATACAATCCATTAACAACATTCAAGTTTAGATATGTTTATGAATTATATGTTCAGGGATTATTGGTATTCACTGGTAAAGCTACACCAAACCCTTATGGACTTGGAATAATTGACCTACAACAAATATTGGAAACGTATTGTTTTAATAACCCAATATCTAATTGGGATGATACACCGATTTATACACATACAACATTTCCATTTTCAAGACCTTACTATGATGAAACAATCAATTATTCAATCAAATGTGGATATGAATATTCATCAACAGAATTAGGTATCATATCAGGATTTACTGGTATTGGTAATTCACAAGGTCTACCCGCATATCCATCAAACACGTATAAGACATTCCGTTCTACAATGGGTGTCAATGGTCGTGCTACACAACAAGATTTTAACATAGACCCTTTTGTATTATCAGGTTCACCATCAACAATTGACCCAACAACATCAGGTTTATTTTTAACAAACGCCCCAAGAATTCAGGACATAGATACTGAAAACTATTACACACTTGGATTTACAAACTACTATATGGGTAGTGGTTTATTATCACAACCATATTATGTCAAATACACGTTCTATGATAATCAAGGACAAGAGATTACAGGAACAACTTATGAGAACATTACAACCAATGGTGGAGGGCCAAGAACAAACTGTAATGAGGTTTATCAATCAATCTACTTAATTGAACCAATAACATCAACAACGTATAACACACTTTATGTAGGATGTGGGCCATTAAACATCCCAAGTTTCCCATCAAATTGTGCTCAATATACAGTTCAGTTGTTTGGTGATTTCACTGGTTCAACATCACCTGTTCAACCCACTCCAACTCCGACGCCAACCCCGTCATCAACACCAACGACTCCGACTCCCACTCCGACTCCATCTTCAACCCCAACGTGTTCTTGTACTGAATATTATATTGAAAACACTGGTGGAACAAGTGCTAACGTTTCAATAGTAAATTGTTCAAAT